ACAGATAGCTGGTCCGTTCAAACTGTAATCTATTCCAGCGATAATCATCATATTATTTAGTTACAGATAAAATCCAATCCAAATAATAATCTACTCGGGTAAATGAATTTTCTATGAATTGTAATTTGCCGTCAACAACTGTTGCTGAAAAATTACTTACTATTCCTATGAGATAATTTTTTCCATTAATTTGGGCATAAACTCCACCACCCGAATCACCAAACCAAACAGTACCGTTTAATGGAAGAACTTTAAATTGTTTTTCTTCTTTTTGTAATATTCCATAAAAGAAAAACTTTCTAAACTGACTCTGTTTTTTTATTGTTGCTCCCCATCCTGAAATATCAATTTGTTGATATTTTGAAATTTTATGTATAGATTCACATAACGGATAAGTTTCTAAATCCATTATGGGTTCATTTAATTGAATTATTCCAATATCATTTAGAACATGATTTCCTATTCCGTATACAGGATGTTTTATGCACTGACTTATACAGAAAATTCTTCCGTCTAATAATTTAACGTAATCTAATTCAGACCCGTCAATACAATGTCCCGCTGTAAGAATATAATACGGACTTATCAGAACACCACTTCCAACAAAAGAATCCATTGTGTATAACGCGACAACATTAGGGTATGAATCCGTTTGTGTTGTGCATATATCAAAGCCCTTGAATATTTTTACTTCAGGAACAGGTTCTTCTGACTTTAATATAAGATTTTTTGTTGGTTTAGAGATATTGCAACCAACTAGTAATAGAGATAAAAAAAACCAGTTAAGGACTTTACACATAATGAGCCCTCCTGATTTATTTATAAGCCTGTTGGTTTATAACAGGCTTATTTTGTTGATTATTTTATGAAGAAGTCAAATCAACGAATTCACATTTATCTCCGGAACACGCAAGTGTTTGATTGCCCACGGTGTGATCTTCTCGCTCAAAGACTACCAAGTCTCCGATCCAGTTTATTTGCTTAGGAAGTATGCTGTTTAAACTTTCCCATTCTTCTTTCGTGCATTCTTGATACGGCGCCTGTCTATAAGAATGATCAGAATGAGGTAAAAATGATATTCCACTTATTTCATCGAAATGTTCATAAACCCATGCACCAACTTCCATCCACTCAGATTCTTTCACTGTCACTGTTATACTCGGTTTATGTTCGCACCAATACCTTTGATAAGTTAACCATATCTCCAGATGCTCGATTGCAGTCAGATCGTTTCTAGTGAAAGAATTTGGACAATTAATCGGAAACGAAAACACCATCGTAGAATCTGGTTTCATCACACAAGGCTCAGCAGGAAATCCTTTTTCCAACATCATTTGACACAAAGGATCTTTTCTATCTGCACGAACTGTACGAATATAAAATTTACTGTGTCTTGGATGAATACCACTTGCAGAATCTGTTAATTGGGAAACTGTACCACTGGGTTTGATACAAGTTATTGCTGCAGCTGGATTTATTCCGATTCGTTTTGCCCAATCTTTATTAGTAGTAATTGCACTATTGCGAAGATCTTCTAATAAAGTTTCTAATGCTTTTCCCGGATTTCTCATTATTTTGTTGTCTAAAATTCCAGTCAAAGATACTCCCAGTAGTGCCTCTTCTTGACAATTTTTTTTCCATTCTGAGGATAAATACGGAAAATAAGTCAAAGATGCCTGCCAGGTTCCTAATATGGTGGCCAGTTGTACTTTTCTTTTAAGAGTTTCTGGTGTGTCGTTTTCTCGAACAACCACTTCAGTAAGATTACAAAATTCACGGTCTCTAAGAATAATTTCTGAACAAGGATTGGTGCCCCATTCGTAATTAGGATCTCGCCTATCTCCTAGTTTTGTAACAGTTTTTTTGCATGCATCACGATTGAATATGCCGCGTTCTCCACTTTTTGATTTATATAGAGATAACCATTCTTCCATAAAAACACCAATATCAGGTTTTTCTTTGTATGCAACAGAATTATTGGATAGAGCTCGCTGAGGATTTGCTTCCCACCACTGGCCCACCTTTGCATCCCTCATTTTTTCGTCTGTTAGATTTGACAAAGAAATCAGAGCAGAACGGCGAACTCCTCCAACAACTACAACTTCAGCAATTTTACATACGATATCGTGGCATTCGATGCTCGTAAGTTTTCTGCCAGCAGCCCTTTTGAATGTATCAACGGTAAATCGGAACAAATCATTGAGCGGTTGTGGGCCAGATGCTCGACCGCCGAAGGTTTTAAGTCTTGCTCCTGCAGCTCGTATCTTCTTAAGATTCCACCTTGGAATTTGACCAGCAATAAGTAGCGAGATGAGTTCTTTGTATGATCTGGCCCAACCTGCTTTACTATCTTCCACGCAGATTTCAGTTTCTGATGGAGAAAAGTTTTCAGCGATTGTAGGAAGTTTTTCAACATATTGGCGTTCCACACTGAATCCCACACCAGTCCCACACATCAGTATATATAAAATTTCATCAAAAGCTCGAACTCGATTTACTGCAACATAACTACAATTATATCCTGCTGTGTTGTCTCTGTCCAGTGCTTCACCAGAAGTCATGAGAGATCGCATACTGGGCATGATTTCTAGATTTAAAACACTGGTTTCTAATTCATTTCGTAATTGTTTGGCAAGAGTATATTTTTGATTTTCTATCAGATGATTTTCGAAAAAATCAAAATATCGTTTAACCGTTTCTGTCCAAGTTTCTCGTCTATGTTCTTTTTCTATCCATCTGGAATATCTAGAAAGGTGAATAAATTGTTGATAAAGGGACGGTAATTCTATTTGATTTTTCATAAGGTATTTCTTTATTTATGTTGATTCAATCAAACAAGACCAAGACTCTGGAAAAAGCTTTTGAATTATTTTTGAAACGGCTTCTGCGTATTGTTGTATTTCCCATTGTGCATGAGAGTCTGATCTTTGTTTATAAAATCTGGAATATGCAGCAAGTGAACCGGTCCACCACCATTCCGTGAAAACTCCTTGTGGCAAAACAAATCTAGCCTGCTCTGGTGCAATTCCAGAATCGATCAGAGACTCGTAGTGTTTAATACAATTTTCTAGTGCATTCACATATTTTTCAGTTCTTGTATTAATTTCTTCTGGACTTTCAATAAAACCACTTGATCCTTGTTTTGCTCCTTCTGTTGGAGCTTTTCGCCAAAGTGGAATATAAAATTCAGGAGGATCTGTAACATATCTTCGAGAAACTTCATTCTCTACAAATCCTTGTTTATGTTTGAAAAATTGAGTTCGTATTGAAATAGGAGCTTTAATTCTCAATGTAATTTGTGGATGGGCAAACGGAGTCCAGTGATTATGTTTAGCAAGATATTTGATTAATTTTTGATCTTTTTCAGATAAACATTTGCTTGTGACAGATCCTGTCTGGTGTTCTTCAGCCTCCCAGTGGCTTTCCTTTTGAAAAGAAACTCGAGCAGCATTCACAACAGTGAGATCGTTCCCCAAGTGATCTACGTAATCAACATATCCTCGATTGAGGACTTCTATTCTGTTTAGGTTAGATGGGGTCATTTGTTGACGGTTGCTGCGTAATCTAGTGCGCGCTTAAATACATCTGGATGAACTTCTCGAACATACTCAATAAAATTAGAGGTAAATATAAGATATGCGTCTTCAAACTCTTCTATCTCTTCTGGTGTCATATTTTCAAAATCATTATTCATGTTTTTCTCCAATCATTAAAATTTAACATAGCAGACAATCCGGAATAAATATTTTTTTCTATTATATCAGATACATTAATTCCTTGCAATACCATATCGTTTATATCTTTTGATTTATTTTCCTTTGGCCAAATACAAACTCGTTTTCCCGTTTTTATTAATTTCTCTAAAATCTTAACTATTTCTTTGTTTCTGGGTTCATTGTCCAGAACATATATCGCATCTGTTATTCTAAATCTAGATTCTATTTCTTGAAAATTACTAGATCCAAGACACCCAACTGCATTATTTAAAAACATACTGTCTATTGGACCTTCTACTACTATAACTGTTTTATTTCGATTTATTTTATCTATATTATAACATAAAGGATCATCGTTTACTCTAATAGTTATATACTTTGTTTCGTTTCTAGATCCTTCTAGTATTCTTCCTTGTATTCCTTGCAATTCACCTGATTCATTCATTATGGGAATAATCAATCTGGGTTCTTCAAATAAATTATATTTTGGATTTATTTGCTTTGCCAGTTCTGCAAAATTTTCAGTGTAACCAAAACGATTGAAGTAATTATCTAATTTTCTAGATCGAAGATATTTTTTACATACATGATCTTCGGGTAGTTCTGAAATAGATACATAAGAGTATTTTTTGCAAACTTTTGCTGGTTTTGGATACAGATCTTTGATTTCTGGTTTAATATAATTTGATTTATTATTTTCTCCCTTAGCATATCGTTCTAATGCATATTGTTTGCACAATATTGGTGCCATTCTTTCCAAAAAATTGTATATATTAAGTCCCGCCCCACAGTTGTGGCATTTAAAAAAGAAATCGTTATTTTTTTTGAAAAAATAACCACGAGCTTTGGTTTTACTCTTCATTGAATCGCCACATATAGGACAACGACAATTTGCCAATTTGGTTGATTTCCACTTGAATTTTTTCAATAGTGGAGAAACCAAATTAATATATTTAACATCAATATATGAACACATTTAAAAATTCCAAGCAGATGCATTAGGAATACGTTTTGGAGTTAGATCTACTTTTTCTGTAGAAATAGGAATTGTTTGTTGATCTCGTTTAACATCAAACAGTTTCATTTTTGATCTATTAATTCCTACTAAAAATTTCCTATTAACAACTGTATCATTATATCTGTTTTTCAGTTGTTTGATTAGAATTTGATTCATTTCATCCAGTTCATCATTCGAGATCATAGCAAACATAAAGTCTGCTGTTGCAGGAAGACCAAACGATTCTGATGTGTCTTCTAATCCTATATCGCTGTTTCGATATCCTGTTCTATTTACTTGAGTTGCACTGAAAACTGGAACATTGTATTCTACTGCCAATCCTCTGAGTTCTTCTGCAATACATTTGATATAGGTATATGAATTAATATTATTTGAATTTTTAAGCCTAGAAGAAGAACAAATATTCAAATAATCAATAAAAATAATATTGGGACGAAATCGTTTTTTCAACCAAAGTTCATCGAGTAAAAATCTGAAATGATTTGCGTTTGCTGTTGCTGTCGGATATTCTTTTATGATTAATTTACCAGTTACAACTTCAGATATATTCTCAATTCTTTTATTATACATGGTTTGGGATAACTTTTTTAAATCATCCATTGTAATATCTAACAAATTTGCGTCTATTCTTTCTGCAATTCTTTCTTCTGCCATTTCACAGGTAATATACAGAACATTTTGATTTTGTTTAAGACAATTAGCAGCATGGTGACATAGGAATAAAGATTTTCCCACTCCAGTTCCTGCCATGACAATATTTAAAGTTTTTGCAGGAGTTCCACCGTTTGTAATCAGATTAAAGTATTCTAAATCAAATCCAGTCTTCTGTTCCACTGTATGATAAAAATTGTATCTGTCTTTAGAATCTTCCAGATAGTCGTGACCGATATGATTATCGAACGATACTGCAAGTGCTTTAGATAGAATATCTGGTATTGCACCAGAGTCAGATTTTCCTTTTCCGTCA